TCATCCAGCTTTCCGGCCATGCAGATCTCCTGCAGCTTCGACGATTTCATTCTTGGTCGGCGGCGCGGTCCCACCACAATTGCTGCTCCTGCTGCGTCCAACTGCGCGGCGCGAAAGCCGCCTTGGCGATCACCGTCTTCGCGGTATCCACTTCGAGCTGCGGAAAAACCTGAGCGGCAAGCTTCTCGAGAAGCGGGAGGACCGCCGGCTCAACTTGCTCGATTGCGGCGAGCACCGGCGCGCCCGCCTGGACGATCTGTGTGATCTGGGGCGCGAGATGCAAATAGACCCCGCTCGACACACTGTATTGGCCTTGCGCAGGCAATGAAGGGACCGGCGTGAGCTGCACACCGGTGGACGCATAGAACACGCCGAAATCCTCGGAGAAAGTGGCGCTGTTGGCGACAGTGACGGCGCCGGAGGCCACTGTGTCGGTTTCGCCCGTGGTCATTTCCAGCATGCTGTTGGCGCTCAGCGTCTGGCCGAGGAACAGATTGTTGATCTGCGCCGCCTGCAGCCGGGCGAATTTGGCCTTGCCGGTGATCTTGAACTCGCCGCCGCCGGCAGCGACCGCCGTATTGTATTGTCCGAACAGCGTTTCGATCTTGCGGTCGAAATCGATCGACACGTCTTGCAAGGTTCCAAGAAGACACGGCGGCGTGCCGCTGACATCGGTGCGCTTGCCGATCAGCGTGCCGGAGCCGAAGGCGAACTGGGTCATGAGATTCTCCTGGATCAGTGAAACGAGACATGGCGGTGTCAGACGGGCTCGCCGCGCAGCGGCGCAGCCCATCGCTGATGGGTTTCGCTCAACCCACTCTACGGCGGTCTAAGGAACCAAAATCTGAAACGGAATCGCGGCGACGGCCTTGCCGTCGATATCGCCGGTATCAATGAAGACCGGTCCGAACGAATAGCAATGAGATACGAGTCCGCCGAGCGTCTGCCGGTTGCCGTTGAGCACATCCGCCCCGTTCGGCGCCACCACGGCATCGATCGCGTCAAGAAGCGTGTTCATCGCCGTGTTCGGCACATCTTCCGGGTCCATGCCGGCCGAGAGATAGACGAACACATGCGCATTGATGGTGAGCGCCGGCAGGCCTTCGCTCTGCCGCGAGCGCTGCTCGCCGGTCTTGAGCATGGTGAGAAACGGCATCTGCGTTTCGTTGACCTGGTCCCAATGCACAAAGCGCCGGCTCACCGCCGTGAAATTCGCCGCGCCTTTGACGAGGTTGAAAAAGGCAACGGCAATCTGTTCGCGCGAAATGGCGGGCATGGGTGTTCTCGAGGATTTGGGAAGACGGTGACGACCGGAATTATGCCGACAGCAGCCACGCTCACGGCTTTAGATCAAAGTCGATAGGCGACGTCGCCGACGTCGTCAGCCTTACGCCAGATTTCCAGAGATCGAATGCGTCTGGCCCCAGGAAAAACTCATGCACTCTCTCAAAAAGCGCCAGATAGGGCTCGACCACGAAGTCGTAAAGGTCCAGCGACGCAGCACTCTCCGAAACCGTTCCAATCGATCCGTACAAGAGCACATTGCTGCCAAACATTCCTCCAGGTCTCAGAGTGACGGTGTCTTCGTTTAACCGCTGATCAATGGCAAAATTTACGCCTCCGGCCCGCTGAGGAATGATCCGAACCTGCACCGCTGTTCCTTGAAGCGCCACAAGATATGATGGATTGATTACAGCGGTCGGATGATTCGTTCGTCCGAAGTCCGGAATATCGACGTAAGAATAGTAAGTTTGGGGCCTGTCAGATTCGACATTATGCATTGATGTGTATTGAAGCTTTTTTTTTGACTCCAGCAGGGATAGCACCGGCCTGAGATCGCGCGCGGTCGCATAGAACATGAAAATATGTCTGCCCATGAATTGATGTCTGGTCATGGCACTCTTCTTTTGGGAATCAAGATGAGTTCATCGTTAGGGCGAGCCTTCCGGATCCTCGCTGCCGCCTCTTGCTCTCGCGACGTCGGTGTCACACCGTCGGCGAGCGTATCGACAGTTTGAATGCGCAAGGTTTTACCGGTCGTTTTGTTGACGGCAGTGATATCGACGAAAGTACCTCCCTGTGTACCGGGACCATCCCCAGGGATGAATTCTTCCTCGCCTCCCCCTCCGCCTGTTATCGTATAGCCCCGATCTTCGAGTTGATCAGCGATCGCGGCATTCTGCGCGCGCGTTGCAGAATTTCCAAGACGACCGCCGCGCGCGGGAATTCCAGTGGAAGCACCTTCTGCCGATTGACCGGCGTCGCTCGATGGCGCGCGCTGGCGCGGTAGCCAACTTCAAATGGGAGCTGCTGTTGGGATCCCGGAGACCCGCTGGCCTTGGGTGATGCTTGGCTTGGGACTAGCTCGGGCTGAGCTGCCGGCGGCTTCGACACCTCTTCGGGCAACGGCAGCTTCAGCTGGAAAGGAGCACTATTTCCGCTGCCCGCGCCGTTGCCGTCTGTTTCGCCAAAATCGCTCTCCCCGCCGCGGCCCACACCGGAAAGGCCACCCGTGCCGCCGAGGCAATCTCCGAGTCCCCCCATCGACACGAGGCACAGTGGAATTACCGTCTGCTCGGGGACGACAGCGAGCTGGGAACGAGACGTGCCGTCAGTCGATGCAAACCAGCCGGGATTCGGCGGCGTGCCCGTCCGTGGATGCTGCAGGGGATCCCATTCCCATTTGAGCAAACCACAGCGTCCGAGCTCTGCGGCCCACCATGCCACCTGATCCGGAGTTTCCGCAGCCTTCACGAACGGCGGACCGGGAAGCTGCATCTGCACAGTGGCAATCGCCGCCATAGCGAGATCGCCGCGATTGAAGGCGCGGGCGATCAGCTCCAGCGCGTTCGCTTTAGCCGCGATATCGACGCGCAGCCGATAATGCGTGCTAAGTTCGTCGTTCAGCTCGCTGAGCGGCCGAACCGACCAGGTACTCGCAGTGCCGCCCCGTTTGATCAGCGCCACATGCCCGACAAAGACGCCTTCCACGCCGCAATAGACGCCGCCGCTGGTATGGTTCGCCGCAAGCGCAAAGCCACGCGCTCCCACCATCGCAAGCATGCGATTGGGCTCCCATTGCTGATTTTCAGTAAGTTTGTTGGCTACAGAAGCGGCGAGGTCTCAGCCGAGTGCGTCGCCCACCGCCTCGCTCATCTCGGCCTTGATCTCATCCGCAATCTCGGCGAGCGAGGAGCGCAGATATGACCGCTCCGGCATCACGATCGCCGGCAGGCTCACACGCTCCGCGAAAGCCTGTTTGCCGCCGACCAGGAAGGCGAGCGCCTTGGCTTTGTCCGGCACGATCTGATGCGGCGGGATGGTGCCGCCGAATTCGTGGATCGCGGCGTATTTGATGTCGCCGGGGACAGCGATGCGCACCGAGACAAAGCCCGAACCGTCATCGATCGTGGCAGTGACGGCACGGGCGAGCGCGCCGGTGCGCGCATTGAGCACCTCGCCGGCGAGCTTTTGCTGGATCTTGCCTTGCAACGCGGCACTGAGCTCGTTCGCCTTCGCCGAAAGTGACTCGCGCAGGCGCTCGGGCATGACGGCGAGTGCTGCGCTCACCCCGTCACTGAGGCTGACGTCGAGCGTCATATGCTCACGACGCTGCGATACGGATCGAGCGACGCGCGGACGAAATCGGGAATGTCTTTGAGGCTATATGACGACGTCAGCTGTCCCTGCACGGTCTGCGCCGATTGCCCGATGCGGGTGCGATAGCGGTAGCGCTCGGCGACCCATTCGATGCAGGCATTGTTGATCGGCGCGGGAACGAAGCCGTAGGAGAGCAACACGCCAGCGCCGGCATCGGCGGCGGCGAATGTATAGACGCCTCCGGCGACAGTATATTGTCCAGCCCCGGGATTGCTCGCGACCGCTGTGAGCGCGGCGCCGTTCGCGTAGGTCACGCCGCTGTCGCTGGCCCAGGGGCCGAACGGCGCAGCAGCCGTCACCGCATAGGGGCCAGGCGCAACCGGCACGATCGCGTTCTCGCCGTTGACGGCATAACCCGCGCTGTATCCGACCACGACATTCTGCCGGCCTTCATGGAAACAAGTGCCGAACACGTCGAGCGCCTGCAGCCGGCCGGGCGGCAAGCCGTCCCACGGCTCGAGCAGATAACCGTTCTCGCACGAGGCGCCGCCGGCGGCCGGCGCAGCCGCGGGCGTCACCGCCTGATTGCCGATCACGAGCGAGACAATTGCAAGCACCGGATAGCGGCGCAGATAGAGTCGCGTCTTGCCATCGCCGTCGAGCCGCTC